GCTGAAATCAACCGTGAAGTTATCCGTACAATCTATACTTGTGCCGTTGCAGGTGCTCAGTATGGTACTACAACTGCTGGTGCTTTCGACTTGGACACAGACTCTAACGGTCGTTGGTCAGTTGAACGTTTCAAAGGTTTGATTTTCCAAATCGAACGTGATGCTAACGTTATTGCAAAACAAACTCGTAGAGGCAAAGGTAACGTTCTGATTGTTTCTTCAGACGTTGCATCCGCTATGGCAATGGCTGGCGTGTTGTCTTACACTCCATCTCTACAAGCTGACCTACAAGTTGACGATACAGGCAATACATTTGCTGGTATGTTGCACGGTCGTATCAAAGTGTACATCGATCCATATTATGGCGGTTACACATCTAACCAAGAATTGGTTACAGTTGGTTATAAAGGTTCTTCACCTTATGACGCTGGTTTGTTCTACTGCCCATACGTTCCTCTACAAATGGTTCGTGCAGTTGACCAATTCACCTTCCAACCAAAAATTGGTTTCAAGACCCGTTACGGTATGGTTGCAAACCCATTTGCAGAAGGTCTTCAAGTTGGTAACGGTCGTTTGGATGCACAATCTAACGTTTACTACCGTTTGTTCGCAGTCAAGAACTTGATGTAATTGACGAAACCACCGCAGAGTGGTACTTTAAAAGGGACCTTCGGGTCCCTTTTTTTATGCCTGTAATATTTTGGAAATAATGCATTAGTCTAAATATTGGTATATGGAGTTGTCCATATACACTTTATAAAGGAGTCATTATGTCTACAGTAGTCGTTACCGTTGTTGCACAAGCACAACAATTCCCTGCCGGTACATCAACCGCAGGTATCAAAGTTTCTTTGGCTGGTTTTCCAGAACAAACATTAACAGCCGCACCATACGTAGCAGAATTTGCTGACGTTGGTCCAGGCGAATTCGCAATCACTGCACAAGCAGTTGATGCAGAAGGAAATGCATTGGGTGAAGCAGTTACTGGTTCAGTAACAATCGCAGCTCCAGTTGTTGAAGAAGCACCTGCACCAGTTGAAACGCCAGCAGAAGAAGTTGCACCTGTTGAAGCAGCACCAGTTGTTGAAGAAACACCAGCTCCAGCACCTGAAGTTACAATTGATGTTCCAGCATCCTTGTCTGTTGAAGTAAAATAATACAACAAAGTAAGTAAAAAAGAACCGCCTTCGGGCGGTTTTTTGTTGTCATAAATAGAGGTATGACAGCATTAAACAGAACCCCATCCAATACCAATTTTCTACAACCTTCCAAGTTTATCTTGTCGTTTGGTAGACTACCCACAATCCAATACTTTTGCCAAGAGGCAAACGTTCCTGGTGTTTCTTTGGGTACTGTAGATTATTCAACACCATTTGTTGATGTTCCTGTTGCAGGAAACAAATTAAATTACCGAGAATTTGATGTAACATTTTTGGTTGATGAAGAAATCCAATCATGGACAGAATTGTATAAGTGGTTCTTGGCAATCGCTGCACCAACAAACTTGCAAGATAGAGCATTGTATAACCAACAACAGACTCAAACAACAAAGGCAAGTTATTATTCTGATTCCACACTCACTATTATGAGTGCGCTAAATAATCCATTAGTAAGAATTAATTTCCACAGAATGTATCCAGTCAGTCTATCAGACATACGATTTGATACACAACAATCAGCAGATACTATTATAACGGCATCTGCAACATTTAGGTACGAGTATTTCGATATAACAAACGCTTAATTTTAACTTTATATTATGAACAAACTTGATGAAATCTTAAAGTCCTGGGAATCTGACGCAGATATTGACCAAACGGAACCAGGCAAAGAACTTCTAAAAATCCCAAAACTACACAGTAAGTATATTGATGTTCTAATCAAACACAAGATGGCTGCAAAGAAAGCCAACTTTGATTACTTGCGTATGCGTAAACTCAAATGGGAATACTATACTGGCAAAATGTCACAAGAAGAACTTGATGAACAAGGTTGGGAACCATTCCGATTCACACTCAAGTCTGACATTTCATTCTACTTGGAATCCGACCAAGACCTAATCAAACTACTAGAGAAGAAGATTTACCATGAAGAAGTTGTATCTGTGGTAGAGTCTATCATGGGTGAAGTTAAACAACGGGCGTGGGAATTAAAATCATATATTGATTGGGAGAGATTCATAGGTGGACAATGAAAAAAGACCACAAATCTAGATTGAATACCAAATTTCCTTTTGGTAAATATAAGGGTTATTATTTCAAGGATGTTCCAGATGAATATCTGGATTGGGCTGCAAAGAATTTTCTTGAACAAAAAAACAGGCCACTATTAACAATGATTGTAGAAGAAATTGAATACAGATATTTCAACAGAAAAAGAACACCTGCTAATAACGCAGGTCAATGAGGTTTATCTCAAAGTAAAATGTGAACGGCATGTGGCACAGGAGTTGTCAGACTTCTTTACGTTCTTTGTTCCGGGTCACCAATTTGTTCCAGCATTCAGAAACAGAATCTGGGATGGCAAGATTCGTTTGTTTGATTTGCGGTCAAACCAGTTATACATTGGTCTATTAAAGTACCTTGAAGAATTCTGCAACGAAAGAGATTATGCGTTCTCACACAATTTGGTTGAAGACGATTTCTCTTTGTATCATGCCAAAAAGTTTATACAAACACTAAATCTTCCCTTTGAAGTGCATGAACACCAACTAAATGCATTTGTACATGCAATGCAAAGTCGGCGTGCACTCCTACTATCACCAACAGCGTCAGGTAAGTCCTTAATCATCTACATGTTGGTGAGACAACTGTTTGACTATCAACAGTTAAAGGGACTGATTATTGTGCCTACAACGTCCTTGGTTGAACAGTTGACAAAAGACTTCCAAGATTATGGTTGGGATTCTGAGAACCATGTGCACAAAATTTATCAAGGTAAAGATAAGTTTACTAATTTACCAGTAACAATCTCTACATGGCAATCATTGTACAAAATGCCGCCAGAGTATTTCAGTCAATTTGATTATGTGATTGGTGATGAAGCACACTTATTCAAGGCACAATCATTAACTTCCATATTGACCGCTTGTACAAATACCAAATATCGTGTTGGTCTAACTGGTACTTTAGACGGCACAAAAACACACAAACTTGTTTTAGAAGGACTTTTTGGTCCAATAAAGAAAGTTATTACCACAAAAGAGATGATTGACAAGAAGATTGCATCATCATTTGAGATTAAATGCCTAATACTTAAACATCCAGAAGATATTTGTGATGATATGAAAGGCAGAACCTATCAAGAAGAAATAGATTACCTGATTAACAACGAGGCAAGAAACAAGTTTATTAAAAACCTTGCGGTAAGTTTGGGCAATAATACATTAGTTTTGTATCAAATGGTTGCCAAGCATGGACAGGTCCTGTACGATATGATTCGGAATACCGAGAAGATTGGTAACCGAAAAGTATTTTTTGTTCACGGCGGAACGGATACGGAAGATAGGGAAGAGATTAGACGAATAATGGAAAAAGAGAAAGACGCCATTATCGTAGCTTCTTTTGGGACATTTAGCACAGGTATTAACATTAAAAACCTGCACAATATTATATTTGCTTCACCGTCCAAAAGTAGAGTCAGAAATCTCCAGTCTATCGGCCGTGGTCTTAGAAACTCCGAAGGCAAAGAAATGGCAACATTATATGATATTGCGGATGATATGAGAACAGGTAAACATATGAACTTTACTTTACGCCACTTTGTGGAAAGAGTTAAGATATATACGGAAGAGAAGTTTCCATTTAAAACTTACAAGATAGGACTCAAAAAATGAACAACGTCAAAATTGTCCGACTAAAAAATGGAATGGATGTTATTTGTGATTATGAAGACTTGGGTAGTCAAAAGATTTTGTTAACTAATCCCATGTCTTTTGAAGTCCATAACAAAGGCAATGTAAAACATATCTTGATGGACCACTTCCTTCCTGCCGAGTTGCTAGAGAGAAATGAAGTCGTGATTTCACCAAATGAAATTATGTTTACTCTTTCTCCAAATGAAGAATTCACCGAATACTATGAGAACTCTGTGGAGAATCTCAAACGTTTGGACGCCGAGAGTGAGTTTGAACAAGAAGTACAAAACGATTTACAAGACAGAATTAAGTCTATATTGGTCCAGGCATTCAATGAAATGGAACCAGAAGAAAAAACAATTCATTAATCTCAATGGTCAACACCGAGACCTTAACATCTGTCAAGCCCTTTTGTCAACAATTATTATGGTATAAATGAAATGAGCACTAAACATTATATTAACAATGCCGACTTTTTACAGGCACTGATTGCATACAAGCAACGCAAAGAAACTAATCCACAAGAACCAATTCCAAATTATATTGGTGAATGTTGGATGAAAATTGCCGAAGGCCTATCACACAAACCAAACTTCATAAACTATCCACATAGAGAAGACATGATTGGTGATGGTATTGAGAACTGTTTGATGTATTTTGAGAACTTTGACCCATCAAAGTCTAAGAACCCCTTTGCTTACTTCACACAAATCATCTACTATGCGTTCCTAAGACGAATCCAGAAAGAAAAGAAACAATTATATGTCAAGTATAAGTCCACTGAACAAATGGGCATCCTAGACGAATTTGAGATGTTGGAGATGGAGGGTGGTGGTTCAAGACAATTTGAATTATACGATAACATTGCCGAGTTCATAGAAACCTATGAAGAAGGTCAACAAAAGAAAAAAGACGAAAAAAAAGTTACCAAAAAATCTAAGGGACTTGAAAACTTTTTAGAGGAATGATATGAAAGTTGGATTTACTTGTTCATGTTTTGATTTGTTTCATGCCGGTCATGTAATGATGTTGAAAGAAGCCAAAACACAATGTGATTATTTGATTGTTGGATTACAGACAGACCCAACGATAGACAGAGCAGAGAAGAATAAACCTGTACAATCCGTACTGGAAAGATTTATTCAATTGGATGCCTGCAAATATGTTGATGCAATTATACCATATGCCACTGAAAAAGAACTCATGGACATATTGACATCTTATAAAATTGATGTTAGGATTATAGGAGAGGAATACAGAGATAAGGCATTTACCGGTTATAATTTGCCGATGGGTGTCTATTTCAACTCTAGACAACACAGTTTTAGTACCACAGAATTGCGCCAGCGTGTGCTTAGTGCGACAAGTAAAGCTAAGACATGAGTATTCTAGACTATAATGAAGAAAACCTAGCAAAGGTTTCAGAGTTGATAATGAAAAATTTGTCGTATGATTTACTTCCTAAGAAGTGGGTCGTAAGAAATATGGCAAATAGAACTTTTGGGCATTGCCATAATGCTGCAGGATGTTTGTATAAAATATTTGGACCTGAGAACATGCATATGTACCGAGGTCTTGATGATGAAGACATTTGGCATTGGTGGTGTATTGATAAAAATAATGTGCGTATAGACTTAACTGCCGCACAGTATACAGATTTTGGTAGAACTCCTCCATATGCTGAAGGGCAAAAATCAGGTATGTTGGGGTTTGATTACCGAAAACGTGTATTGAGACTATATGATAGGGTAATGAATGACTATGAAAGTGGCGGTGATTACAGACCAGCATTTTGGGGCACGCAATGATTCGATTCATTTCTTGGACTACTATGAAAAGTTTTATAGAGATACTTTTTTTACTACTCTGGATAATCGTGGCATTACCACTTTGCTTATACTTGGTGATACTTTTGATAGACGTAAGTACGTTAATTTTTATTCTCTAAAACGAACAAAGGAGATGTTCTTCGATGTGCTTGCAGAAAAAAATATTCAAGTATACATGTTGGCTGGCAATCATGATACTTATTTTAAAAACACTAATGACGTTAATTCAGTAGATTTGTTGTTGCGTGAGTATGATAACATCACAGTTATTGATACACCACAAACAATCAATGTTGATGGTAATGATATCTGTATGATACCTTGGATTTGTGCTGAGAACTACCAAGAGTGCATGGATGAAATGAATAATACAACGGCCAAGGTGTGTATGGGCCATTTTGAAATTGCAGGTTTTGCCATGCACCGTGGTATGCCATCAGAAGAAGGATTGGATCGTCATGTTTTTAAGCGCTTTGATGTTACTTTTAGCGGCCATTATCACCATAAGTCTAGTGATGGGAATATTCACTATCTTGGCAACCCATATGAACTTACCTGGCAAGACTATTCGGATCCTCGTGGTTTCCATCTCTTTGACTTGGATTCCTATGAGTTGGTTTTTGTACAAAATCCTAATGTCATGTTTCATAGAATAATCTATGATGACAAGCAACAAGAAATTAAAGATGTATTGAGCAAAGACCTAAGTGTATGTGCTGGCACTTATGTTAAGGTTGTGGTAGTAAACAAAACTAATCCATACTTGTTTGACCAGTTTATGAATAACATCTATTCACTCAATCCTGTCGATATTACCATTGTTGAAGATGCCTTGGACTTGACAGACGATGAAAATGATGATAGAATTGACGAAGCAGAAGACACAATCACAATCATTAACAAGTATGTGGATGGTCTTCAAAATGATGGCATCGATAACAATAGACTGAAGAATATGATGCGTGAACTTTATGTTGAGGCACTAAACTTAGAACAGACATGATTAAATTCCAAGTTATTCGTTGGAAGAACTTTTTGAGTACCGGTAACTCGTTTACCGAAATCAAACTGGACAAATCTCCAAATACTCTTATCATTGGCAGTAATGGTGCAGGCAAAAGTACCATTCTTGATGCTATCTGTTTTGGTTTATTTGGTAAACCGTTTCGTAAGATTAACAAACCAAATCTTGTAAACTCAATTAACACATCAAATACTGTTGTTGAGATTGAGTTTACCATTGGTAAGAAACATTACAAGGTCATTCGTGGTATCAAACCAAATACGTTTGAAATCTTCTGTAATGGTACTTTACTAAACCAAGATGCAAAGGCGAAAGATTATCAAGATTTCTTAGAGAAATCCATTCTAAAGTTTAACTACAAGTCTTTCACACAGATTGTTATTCTTGGTTCTGCATCATTTGTTCCTTTCATGCAGTTAACACCTGCTGACCGCAGAACAATCATTGAAGAACTTTTGGATATCCAAATCTTTACCTCTATGAATGGTCTTATCAAAGACCGTATGGCCGCAATCAAAGATACTGCGACCAGAAACAAGTATGCAATGGAGTTGGCATCAGAAAAAATCAAGATGCAAAAACAAAATATTGAGGAGAGTAAGAAGAACAATGAATCCGAAATCATCAATAAAAAGGAAGAGATTGAGACAAATCAAAAACAGGCTGAACAACTTCTAAAGGACATTGACCTAATCCAAAAACATATTGATGTCCTAAATAAAAAAATAGAAGACAAAACATCCGTTGAAACCAAGAGTAAAAAGTTGGTTCAACTTGAGGCAAAAATTGAGACTTCTATTAAGAAGGTTGAAAAAGACATTGCGTTCTACATGAACAATGACAACTGTCCAACCTGTAAACAAACGCTTGCAGATGATTTCAAACAAGACCAGATTAACGAGAACACTTCAAAGGTGTTGTTGCAGAAAGATGGTTTGAAAGAACTAAGTGCTGAGTATGCTAAATTACAAAATCGTTTGTCCGACATTATGAAAATTTCAAAACACATAACGGAGCACAACAATGAAATTGTTAAACATAACTCAACTATTACAGCCATTAACAAATACACTAAAAAACTTAATGACGAAATTGCAATCCTTGCTAAGCAAAAAGACACCTTAACTGAAGATAATCATAAGTTAAAGGAACTAAAGACAGAATTGGCTGCATTGGTTAAAGAACAAGAAGGCCTTTCTGTTGAAAAACATTACCATGAATACGCAGCATCATTGTTGAAAGACAATGGTATCAAGACAAAGATTATCAAACAATATTTGCCTATCATCAATAAGTTGGTAAACAAGTATTTGAAAGCAATGGACTTCTTTGTCAACTTTAACCTGAATGAAAACTTTGAAGAAACTATCAAGTCACGACACCGTGATGAATTTAGTTATGCAAATTTCTCCGAAGGTGAAAAGATGCGTATTGACTTGGCACTCTTGTTCACATGGAGACAGATTGCTAAGATGAAGAACTCAACAAACACAAATCTGTTGATTTTGGACGAAGTGTTTGATTCGAGCCTAGATAGTGTAGGTACAGATGAATTTTTGAAATTGATTCATGAAATGGGCAACGATACAAATATATTTGTTATCAGCCACAAGGGTGACCAACTTTTTGAAAAGTTTAGGTCCATTATTAAGTTTAAGAAAGTCAACAATTTTAGCCAATTAGAAAAATAAGTTTAAGTTTGTTTTTTTATAAATATAAAAAATAACTTAGGAGTTTAAATGGCTAGAAAAAAAATGTATGATGATTTACCTGAAAGAAGTCATCCAGATTACATGAAACTTTATGCTGAAAAAAATAAAGAAAAACTTAAACAAAGAGGTGTTGAATATAGAAAGAAACGATTAGAATCCAATCCCAATCACTATGCTGAACATTATGAAAAGTATAAAATAATTTATGCTAAGTGGAGAGAAGAAAATCGTGATGTTGTTTCAGAAAAACAATGGAAATCTAGGGGTATTGTTGACATAACTTATGATAAATTTTTGAGTGAGTTAAAAAAACAAAATGGCAAATGTTTAATCTGTGAAAAAGAAATGACAAAGCCTCAAGTGGACCACGACCACAAAACTGGTAAATACAGGGGCATACTTTGCATACCTTGTAACAATGGATTAGGTGTATATGAACTACACAAAAAGAAATTTGAAAATTATTTGAAAGGTGACTAAATGACTGAAATGAAATTGATTGATGGCGTATTTAAGATTGATACATCAGACGCACTAACAACCGTCCAACCAGCACGAGTTGAAAATATTGAAACCTTTGATTTGGTTTCTCCTGATGATCCAATTCTACGTGAAGTTATGCCACACTTTGACTTTGATAATGCAATTATCAATCCAAATGATTTTGCATCTTCATTGGTTGAAACTTGTAAAAAGAACAATGGTATTGGATTATCCGCAAATCAATGTGGTTTTCCATACCGTGTATTTGTGATGGGTTCTGGTGACAACTATGTTGCACACTTTAATCCAGAAGTTATTGAATCCTCTGGCGAATCCCACATGTTAGAGGGTTGCCTATCTTTCCCGTTGTTGGGACTCCGCATTAGCAGACCTGCCGAAATTACGGTAAAGTACCAAGATTTCCACGGAGTTGAACATACCACAAAATATGTTGGCATATCTGCTCGTTGTTTCTTGCATGAGCTTGACCATATGAACGGAATAGTGTATACTGACCGTACAAAACCATTGGCATTAAAATCTGGACTCGACAAGAGAAACAAGATGATTAAGAAAATGGCCCAATATCAAGCACTTATGATGAAACAGGCGAAACAAAAGAATGGCAAAAACTCCGCTAGAGCACGTTGAGAAACAATGGGATGCGTGGCAAGAAACTAACTCCACGCATGAACATATTGATGTTGACGTATTAAAGTCCACACTCATTTCTGATTTAACTTATGCGTCACAAATGGACGTGAAAGAATATACATTATATCAGAAATGGTGTGAAGTCAAAGAACGTTATCCTGTTGGTGAAACTAATCCCTTGGCAGAAATGTTGGGTGAAGCACCTGAGATGCTTAACCTAGAACAAAAGGCAATCATTCAAAAAGTTAAGAAAAACTTTTGGATGCCTAGTTCTCCAGATGACTATGAAAAACTGGAACCAATTTTGCAGTTGTATAACGGTGAATTGGCAGAAACATGGAATGCCATTCGTACATTCTCATCTACCATGAAGAACAATTCTAACATTGGTCGTAATCTATTTTACACCGTTGTTGATGGTCGTTCTGGTAAGTATCTTGGTGTTATTTGTATTTCATCCGACTTCTTGGATTTAACACCAAGAGATAATGCAATTGGTTGGTCTAGAGATGTTAAGACACAACAAGGTATGATTAACCATACAGCAATTGGTTCTACAATTGTGCCCTTGCAACCACTTGGTTACAATTACATGGGTGGTAAATTATTGGCATTGTTATGCCTTGCTGACACAGTTCAAAAAGATTGGAAAGTTCGTTATGGAGACACTCTTGTCGGCGTTACTACAACGTCACTCTATGGAAAAACCAAAGCGAATGGTCTTTCACAATACGATGGACTGGAACATTGGCAGAAAATGGGATTCTCTAGTGGCTCTGTTGCTTTTGAACCTAAACGTGCTACTGCTAACATGGTATACAAATGGATCAAAGAAAACCACACAAGAAAATACTTTGAGTGGTGGGAAGCAAAAAACCTGCAAGGTCTTCCACTGAAACGTGACCACAAGAATCGTTCGTTGAACTTTGCATATTCTAAACTTGGTATTCCTAAAGAGTTGATTCGCACAGAACACCAACGTGGAATCTATTTTTCTCCTTTGTATAACAACACAAATGAATATCTCCGCAAAGAAATTGGAGATGCTGATTTGGTTAAATCGTTTGATACATCCGAAGAAACACTAGCAAACATTTGGAAAACCAAATATGCAAAAGGTCGTATTCGGCAACTACAAAAGAAAAACACGGTATCATATGAATCCTTATTCTATGATGACCTAATCTATTTGTCCTGGGAAGAAACCAAGGCCAAATATCTGCCGCAAGTTGGCAGATAATTCAAGTATACCGCAAATATGCTTGACAAGTGACATACATAAGTGTATGATGTGTATTCTCTCGCAATGAGAGTTTTTTTAAATTATTAGGAGTCTATATTATGAGCAATCTATCCGCAAAAACCCGTATTCTTAACGCTTTGAAGCAAACTGAAGGTTACAATACTTTCACCGTTAAGTCTGCACAACGCCGTTTTGGCATTCAAAATGTGTCTGCACGTATTGAAGAACTTCGTAAAGAAGGTCACTGCATCTACACAAACACAAAGACCGTTAACGGCAAGAAAATCAATGTTTATCGTCTTGGTACTCCAACTAAGGCATTGGTCCGCACCGCATTGTCTGCTGGCGCTTCTTTGACCGCTTAATTGAGCCTTGGAACCCTTCGGGGTTCCTATTTTTTTATTAACTTGGAGTTCACATGGAAATTTCAATCAAAACAGAAGAACTAAGAAAGTATAGTATCTTCGTTGCCACCCCAATGTACGGTGGTATGAATCACGGTCTATACATGAAAGCATGCTTGGACTTGCAAGGCATTTGTATGCAATATGGCATTCAAGTAAAATTCTCTTTCTTGTTCAATGAATCACTAATCACACGTGCTCGCAACTATTTGGTTGACGAGTTTTTGCATCGTTCCGAATGCACACACTTGTTGTTCATTGACTCAGACATTAACTTTAATCCACAAGATGTCATCGCAATGTTGGCATTGGATAAAGATGTTATTGGCGGTCCTTATCCTAAGAAAGCAATCAAGTGGCGTTCCGCTGTTAAAGCATTGCAAAAGAATCCCGATATTGATCCACAAACACTTGAAAAAGTCGTTGGTGACTTTGTTTTCAATCCAGTTAAAGGTACTGCACAATTCTCTGTGACTGAACCTTTGGATGTTTTGGAAATTGGTACTGGTTTCATGATGGTTAAACGTGAAGTTTTCACCAAAATGGAAGAACAATATCCAATGATTCGTTACAAGCCAGACCACGTTGGTCAGGCACACTTTGATGGTTCACGTTACATTCACGCATTCTTTGATACCGTGATTGATACAAAAGATTCTATCACTGGTGGTGGTTCAGACCGTTACTTGTCAGAAGATTATATGTTCTGTCAAATGTGGCGTAAGATGGGTGGTCAAATCTATCTGTGTCCTTGGATGCGTACTGCACACATTGGTACATATCACTTCCACGGTGACATGCCTGCCGTTGCAAACTACGTTGGAGAAATGTAATGACTGATACTGGATATCGCAACAGTGATGATGAAACCCCAATCAATGTTCCAGTTGCTGTGTCCACTCAGGTCCAAGAACCTGGTCGCAAATTTGATGGTGGTAAACTAGAATATGGTTTACTGCCACCATTTGCACTAGAAGAAACCGTAAAGGTTCTTACCTTTGGTGCACAGAAATATGAACGTGACAACTGGCAAAAAGTTCCAGATTCTAAACGTAGGTATTTTGATGCACTTCAAAGGCATGTTTGGGCTTGGAAACGTGGCGAACAAGATGACCCAGAATCTGGCATTCATCACTTGGCACATGCTATGTGCTGCTTGATGTTTCTTTATGAACATGATATAATCTATTCTAAGGAAACTTTACATAATGAGGAAAACAAATGAAACTATCTACTGAAACCCTAAACGTTCTTAAAAACTTTTCATCAATCAACCACAACTTGGAATTCAAGAAGGGTAACAAACTTACCACAATTTCAACTGGTAAGTCCGTTCTTGCACAGGCTGTTTTGAAAGATGACTTTCCTGAAGACTTCTGTGTCTATGACCTAAATCAATTCTTGTCGGTTCACTCTATGTTTAGTGGTGAAGTTGATTTGGACTTTGATGCATCGAATGTTATCTTCAAAGCAGGTCGTAACAAATTGAAGTATCGTAAGGCTTCAAAAGACACCATCGTTGCTGCACCTGACAAAGAAATCAAACTGACACAAGTTGATTATTCTTTCACCTTGCAAGATACTGATTACCAATCTATCATGAAGGCTGCAGCAGTTCTTTCTTCACCAAACATTGCTTTAAGTTCTGATGGTGAGACTGTGGAACTTGTTGCTTGTGATGTGAAAGATGATTCTGCTCACACCAATGCAATCAAAGTTGGTGAAGGCAATGGACAAACCTTCAAGTTGGTTTTCAATACTGAAAACATCAAGATGGTTGCAGGTTCTTATGACGTACAAATCTCTTTCAAGGGTTTTGCACATTTCAAAAACACAAAAGATGATATTCAATACTGGATTACCATCGAAACTAAATTGAGTTCACACTAATATGCTATTACGATTTAATGACGCCGAAACAGGCAATCCAATTTGGGTAAACCCTAAACAAGTATCAGTCGTTTTTTCTGGTAAAAATCCAGAAGGCATTGAACTGACTATGATTAACCTCCTAAATGGAAATGTTGCAACAACCGAAGACATTCTTAGTGTTGTTGGACAACTCCAGGGAGAACTAAATAATGACTAATCAAGTGCAAACTTTATACGGAACCTTTGATGAGAAACAATTAAAATCTCTCAAGGGTTACATTGAAGAAATTGTTGTGTGTATGTCTCGAGCAAAGGCAACATCGCAATCAATGGGTGATATCGTAGGTTTGGCTCATGATGAATTGAAAATCCCTAAGAAGATTATCAAACGCATGGCTAAAGTTCAATACAACCAATCCCTGCAAGAAGAAGTTGCAGAATTCAAAGAGTTTGAAGCTCTACTAGAAAGTATTAAAGATGTTAAGTAAACTATTTGGTCTATTCAAGTCTAAACCTGTGGAAAAACAACCAGAACCACCTTTGGTTCAATTGGGTCCTGAAAAAACAGAAATTACTATTGAATATGAATTGAATACTACACCAACTGTTCAACAACTTGAAGACGCTTTTAAAGAAGAAGAATTGGTTGGAAATCCAATTCCTATGCCAGGAACTATTGGTGGTGCCACGATTCAATTCAGTGAAGAACCAAAGTATGAAAAAGACGATGGTCCTTTGACTGAAGAACAAAAGGAAATGATTATTGAAACTTTTCCAGAATCAGTAAATCCACTTCCTACTCCAAAGAAACGCACACCACGAAAAACCGTTGCAAAGAAAGCCACTAAAAATGGAAAAAGCAACTCGTAGGTCTTTTGCAAAAACATTAGGCCTTGCTGGCCTACTTGTTGCCGGTATTGAAGGTTACAAGGAAGTGAAAGAACGTATTGTCTATAAACAAGACGAAATTCCTTCCGAAGAACTACAAAAACAGATTGATAATAAGCCTGTGTTGCAACTAAGCGCAACATACGGTGAAGAAATGCCGCCACAGAAATACTATGGAACAAACATGTATGTTATATCTGGTATAGGTCCAACATACAAACCTGGTACAGAGAAAAAAGTCCAGGTGAATATTGTTCCTGGTCCTGATGGTAAGTTATATGTCAAAGAACTTGACCAATGGCGTAGAATCTGATACAATGAATTTTTATATTATGGAGTTTTTGAATGAGAGAAGAATTTTTGTGGGTGGAGAAGTATCGTCCAAAAACAATTGAAGATTGTATCCTTCCTGATGCTTTGAAAGCAACCTTTCAGGAATTTGTAA